GTAGTTGTAATATCACCAGTAGTTAAATTAACTCTATTACCTGTAACTCCAACTACATCAGCTACATTAACTATACCTGTTGTAAAGTTTGCTTGACTTCCTGTTACATCAATTCCAGCTCCTGCTGTAACTGTAACTAAACCTGTAGATAAAGCAGTTGCAATACCTGATACACCGACAACGTCAGCTACCTGAACATTACCAATTGCTACATTGATTCTTTTACCTGTAGGTAATACTAAAGCATCACCAACAATACCAACAGTTCCTGTTGATTCGTTAAGCCTTATTCCTGTGACAATAGCCAATGCATTCGGGTTAAATCCCGGATCGGCAAATGGTGAACTGGCAAATGGTGATCCTCCAAAATACATAATATAATCCTTAAAAGGAGACAGCGGTGGTATGTGGTGGTGTCCGCTGCCTCCATCTAAAGATTATATCATCGTTTAAACCAGGATGGAAGACCTAAATGAGGACGCTTGTCGAACATATTATCCTTCGCGCCTGGTGTTTTACGATTGTTATAATGAAGAAATACTTGTACACATTCCTTACCTTTGAACTTTTCTCTCCAATGCTCTAATTCACAACCAGAATATACTAACATATCTCCTGGTTTTAAATCTACTTTGATGCCTTTTGTATTATCAGAAACATATCCAATACCTTCTTTAACACCACCTTTAGTTGGATCTGGCTCTAAATAAATTGGCCAATCATCACCACCTAAATTCATAGTAGTAGAAATCTCACAACTAAATCTATCTTTGTGTCTTTTAAGAACATCACCTTTTTTATAAATTCTTGCATAAGTATATGCAGGATATAATTTTAATCCTGTTGCCTGTTCCATAGCTGGCTGACATTTTAACATTAATGTTTCCATCGCTATATCTGAATAACAAGAATAAGTATTTGGAATCTGTTCATTCTCACCTTCATAGTAACCTAATAAAGTTTCATATGGAGATATGTATCTTGCTTGTCTACAAGTATCTAATACTTGTTTTTGCATTGTAAAATAGTTTGCAACAAACGCAGCTAAATCTTTTGAGATTGCTTGACGGATAACTGTATATTTATTTTTTTTAAAACTCATATAATGTTCAATGCAATTGTATATCTTTTAATTTTTTCATAAGTATTAGGCATAGAATGAATTCTACTTCCATCAAATATCAATAAAGAATTTTCAGGTCCTTTTGTATATTCAATACCATATTTACTTTTCTTAAACATAACTCCTATTTGTTTATTATTTTTTAAATAATATACAACACTGTATTTGTTGTCATGTTTGTGCCAAGTAATATAGTCACCTTCTGTGTAATTAGCCCAACATGTTTCTATTGTATTAGGCTCTATATATTTTTTAATTTTGTTTAAAAATGGTTCTAATTCTTTATATGTATGTAAGTTATTTTTAGTTTGTAATCCTGGCCACTCCTCTCCAAAACATTCTAATTTAGTTTTTATAAAATTTAATAAATGTTTTTGTTCCTTTTTAGTTAAAATATTTTTATGTAGTTTAAACATCTTTAGCCATCTCTTTCGGTACAGCTTGAATGTTCCAATGTATAAATCTAAATGGTTCAGTGCCATGATCTACTGCATATTCATGTTCCAAGTACCCTGGAAATATAATCATGGTTCCTGGTTTAGGTTTAAAGTGTACTAACTCTGTACCATGAAATATACCATTACTTGGTTTCATATGTAACTTCGTTGCACGAGCACCTGTTCTTGGTTCATGAAATATTGGAAAAGAAGTTTTATCACTACACTTTAAAAAATAAAAACCTGATACATGTTGATTCCAATGGACATGAGCTGAATGATGACCACCACCATTTTTAGCAAACTCTTGTACCCATAATTCAGAAAACATAGTTTGATATTTTTGCATATCAAAACCTTGCCAATCTAAAAACTCCCAAGATTTTTGACCAACATAATTTCTAAAATCTAGAAATCTATTATCCATTGTAAGTGGTGTTGAATGATAACTTCTTCCAAAGTCACCATGTTTTTTGATATAATCTTTTTCTCTCTTTTTAGCAGCTTTGATATATTCATTCGAAGCTTTGTTTAATGATTTTATAAATTCAGGTTTTTCCTCAATCCATATTGGTGTTTTAAAATATTCTAATATTTGCATTATTTAAACGGATATCCAAGATTCCACATGACCAATGAATATCTCACTCCTTTCGTTACTGGTTTAACTCTATGCCATACAAATGAAGGAAATACAATAATAGATCCTTTCGGAAGTATTTCTTTTGCTTGCCTTAAATGTTTGGACTCATCTCTCATATGGGGTTCATAGTTTCTAAAATCAAACTCTAATTCACCACCTTGATATTCGGACCCATCAGTTAATTGACAAGTCATCGAAAGTTTTCTTATTTTTCCATGTTCAGGACCTTGTTTTTCATATGGTTTATCCCAACCATCACAATGCCAGTCATAATATTGATTGAGTTTATATTTTGTAAACTGACATGATTCTGATCTATCCCATTCAAAATTCCAACCTGCTGCTCTATTTGCTTGATGAATGTATGGATGTAATTCTTTATATATCCATGGATCATTGAGCCATACTAAATCTGAATTTCTTTTACGTTTCATATCTTTTATTTCTTCTTTTGATAATTCTCTATCTCCATAACCACCTGTTCTAGCTAAAGTTTCAGAATGTGATAAACCATATTTAATTATGTCATCACAAATTTTAGGTGGTATTGCTGATTTAAAATACCAAAAGTAATTAGATATATTCATAAGTTATTGTTTGAACAAAATTCAAACTATCTTTCTGTCTGTTGTTTATGTAATACATATTTGTAGATGGAAACATAATAAACATATTGTCTTTTAATTCTATATCCCAACTTCTTCCTTTTCTTCTATTATCATCATAGAAAATTCTCACAAAACAGTTATTAGTTTTAACACCATAAAGTAATGTGTAATCTGGTGAATTCCTTAAATCGACTGGATCAATATTGAGTAAAGGTTCTGTTTGTTGATTCGGTTTATACATATCACCCCAAGTTTTTTTATTAACAAGTTGAAAATTATATTCTAAATTTATATGCTCACGCATATAAGTATTGAGCATGTCCCAAGTTCTTGAAAATGGAAACTCTGAATCTGTAAATGTTGATTGTAAAATATCGCCTGATAATTTATCTCGGTCTATCTCAAAACCTTTCGGCATATCAATATCACCGAAGTATAAAGCCTGCTCTGTTAGTACTTTCTTTTGCATACCACCACCAGATATATATTATGCTAGACTATTTGTCAAATCCCAGGCTGTTGTTTCTTCATTCCAAACGTAAGACCATCTATGAGTATTAGCTGTATTTTGATCTTCTTGTTCTTGAGTTAAAGCAGGTGCATCACCGATTGGAGATTTCCAAGATGCAGTTGCAATATGTTTTACCCATGAAGCATATGGTTTTTTAGGCCAGAAGATTTGATCATCTTCATCCCAAATATAACCAATACCTGCATAGTTTCCTCTAAATGGAGTTCCACCATTTTTATGTTGTCCGCCAGATGTGTTGTATGAAGTTTGAATCCACATTTGTGCAGGCCAATTATTGTGTTGTTCTAAATATTGTTGACCTACTGCTTCGTCTTCAACTCCATCAGCATTGAGCATATCTTTGTTATCAAGTGTTAATACTTGAATAACTTTTCCGTTTGCTCCTAGTTTTGCAAAATGTGCCATAATGTTTCTCCTTATATATTAATTTTAAATTTTAGTAAACACATAAATATTATTGATATTTATATCTAATAATAACAATTCCGCTACCGCCATAACCACCACAACTATTTGTTCCTCCGCCACCGCCACCACCAGTATTAGCTGTTCCACAACCTGCAGCACTAGCACCTCCACCTAAACCACCAGCGCCACCAACAGGTATACCTCTACCTGGTACTGCACCACCCCCACCACCTCCAGCATAATATGTTGCTGAAGCTGAAATTGAAGTCTGACCACCATCACCACCATCAGCTTTAACAGATGGACTAGAACCTACAGTTCCTGCTTGAGTAGCTCCTCCACCGCCACCGCCAAACCAGTTATTAGCACCACCATCACCAGTAGCAGAACCGTTAGCACCATTCTGACCTTGAGGAGGACTAACTGGAGGGGTATTACCTGTTCCTCCTGGAGAGGCACCAGCATTGTCAGGATTACCTCCAGAACCACCGCCTCCAGAACCTCCATTCTTTCCTGGAATGCATGAAGGATATGTTCCACCACCTCCACCACCAGCAGAAGTTATACTTGAAAAAATTGAATTTGAACCATTAGTTCCAGCACCTCCACCTCCAGCACCTCCACCTCCAATAGTAATTGGATAACCTTGAGCTGTTACAGGTAATGCTGAAACACAAGCACCTAAAGGACTAACTGAATAACAACCAGAAGCAGCACCTGATGATTCCCTATATCCTCCAGCACCACCTCCACCAGCACTGTCAACAGAACCAGGACTTTGTCCACCACCACCTCCACCAGCAACTACTAAATAATCTATTGAATCAGATCCTGCTGGATTACCTACAGAACAAACTGTAAATGTTCCTGGACTTGTAAAAGTATGAATTTTATAATCTCCGCAACAAGTAATTGTACCACCTGTTGCAACAATATATGTTGGGTTTGCTTCTTGAGATGTATCAGTTGATTCATTAGTTACTAACCAACCTTTAGTTCCATCAACATATATAAAAGTTTTTGAAGTACCATTTGTACTATAAGTAGGATTTTGAGTTCCGTCTACTCCACCAATCGGTGAGCCATTACCATCTACCGTTAAATTATTTGTTGCAAATGTAAAAGCATAATCTTTAAATGCTACAATGTCACCTGCCGAAGGTGTTGCAGGTAGTGTTAAAGTTATTGCCGCTGAAGTTGTATTAACAAAATAACCATTCCCACTCACCGCTGTGAATGAAGCTGTCTTTGCAGTCGTATCCCAATCCACTGTACCTGTACGACCAAAACCTGTCTGTGTCCCATTGTTCGTAATTGTTGCACCAGCAGGAATTGTAATAGTGTCACCACTATCTCCTAACTGGACTGTACCACAATTTGTTCTTGGACTAATTTTATTTACTTTTACTTCACTCATAATTTACCTATTGATATTTGTACCTTATTATAACAATTCCGCTACCGCCAGATCCACCACATCCACAAGGATAACAATTTCCAGCTCCACCGCCTCCACCACCAGTGTTAGCTGTTCCTGATTGTCCAGGTGTAAGTGGAGTTACTCCAGCATCTCCACCACCGCCAGATCCTCCTGGAGAAGGAGTTCCAGTTCCTCCTCCTCCACCACCGCCACCAGCAAAATATCTTGTTGAACCTACTGGTCCTGTTGTTCCGTTAGAACCAGCTAATGTCGGTGATACAAAAGAACCTATTCCTCCTCCACCACCTGTTCCACATCCACCAGCTAAACCAGCTCCACCAGCTCCACCTCCACCACCACCATGTGATACTCCACCACTGTTTCCTATATTACCATTATTTCCTTGTGGAGGACTAACAGGAGGTGTATTACCTGTTCCTGCTGTGTTACATCTATGACCTCCTCCCCCAGATCCACCATTATCACCAATGCCTGGAACAGTTTGAGATGCTCCACCACCTGCTGATGTTATCGTTGAAAAAACTGAATTTGAACCTGGATTACCAGGTCCCATACAAGGTTTTCCAGCACCACCTCCTCCTACTGTAATTGGATAATTTGTTGCTGTAATTGTAATACCTGTTGGATTTGATAAAGGGGACATTGTAGGTGCTGGTAATCCATGAAAATTAGAAACTCTAAAACCACCTGCTCCACCGCCACCAGAACCATTATTAGTTCCACCTCCACCGCCAGCTACTACTAAATAATCTACAACAGAAGGTGCACAAGGTGTTCCTAATCCTGCATTAACTACACTAAAAGTATCAGGACCTGTAAAAGTATGTACTTTATAATCACCACATGTTGTTATTGTTCCACCTGTTGCTACAATATAAGAACTACCTCTAACATTAGAAGTTGAATCCATTGTATTTAACCAACCTTGTGTTGAGTCTGTGTAGACAAAAGTTACTGATTGACCTTCTGTAATTAAAGATACATTAGAATTTATACCACCAATTTTATCTGTACCATTTGGTGCAACTGTTACACCATTTGTTTGCCAAGTTGCAGCATAGTCAGCTAATGAAACAATATCTCCAGCTGAACCTGCTGGCAAAGTCACTGTTATTGCTCCAGATGTTGTATTAACAAAATACCCATTACCAGATACTGCTGTGAACGATGCTGTTTTAGCTGTTGTATCCCAGTCTACTGTACCTGTTCTACCGAATCCTGTTTGACTTGCACCACATGCAAGAGTAATGGTATCGCCACTTGCACCAAGTGTAATAGTTGAACCACATTTGTTAGCGATGTTAGCACCGCATTGATTTTGAATATTATTTACTTTAATTGTACTTGCCATAATTATTGAAATTTATACCTTATTATTACTATACCTGAACCACCGTTTCCACCATTAACCCCAGGTAAAGGTCCTCCACCAGCACCACCGCCACCACCTGTGTTAGCAGTTCCTGCTTGAGAACTAGGTCCAACATTAGGAGTATTAAAAGCACGACCGTCTCCTCCGCCTCCTGTTCCACCAGTACCAAAAGTAGAGCAAGATGTGCTACCATTTGTAGATCCTCCACCACCACCTGCTCTTGTAACCGATGATCCTGTAATTGAAGTTGCTACCCCATTTCCACCATTACCAGCATCTGCATTAGTATCTGGAGTTCCAATTGGAGAAGCGTTTGTTCCAGCTGCTCCAGCACCTCCTCCTCCACCACCAGCAGTAAACGCTGTACTACCATCTCCGCCACTTCCACCATTATTTCCTTGAGGTGGACTTACGGGAGGTGTATTTCCTGTTCCACCTGCAGAATCACCTGGAGTTCCAGAGCCACATGCTCCACCTCCACCACCAGAACCGCCTGGAGAACCAAATCTATCTGGAGTATTAAAAGTATTGCCACCTTTTCCCCCTCCTGTTGAAGTAATACTTGAAAAAACAGAATTTGCTCCACTTGTAATACCACCTGCATTACAACCACAACAGGTATTTGTACCTCCAGCACCACCTGCTCCAACCGTAATTGGATAACTTGTAAAAGATGCAGGTAAAGCAGCAACACAAGCTCCTAAAGGACTTGATGTATAACAACCTGATGCTGCACCAGATGATTCTCTATATCCGCCTGCACCACCCCCTGCTAATCCCCAGCCAGTTTTTGCTCCTCCACCACCACCACCTGCTACTACTAAA